AGTGGACCATAAAACAGCGTACCGTCACCCTCGCACAGGGTGACGGTGATTATTCTTTGGATACCGATGTGATTGATATTCTTTCTGTCGTTGTTCGTAGAAGTAATACGGATTATGCCTTAGATCGAATCAGTCGAGATTCGTATCTTTCTATACCAAATAAAACAACGCAGGGTCGTCCGTCACAATTTTTCTTGGATCGTCAAGTAACACCAAACCTCAAGGTATGGCCCGTCCCTGAAAACGCAACGGACGTCATATATTACGACGCCCTTACCCGCATGGATGATGCTGACGCGCAGACCAATACATTGGATATGCCTTTTAGGTTCTATCCTTGTTTGGCGGCAGGTTTGGCATATTACATTGCTATGAAACGTGCGCCACAACGCATTCAATTGTTAAAGGCAGTGTACGAAGAAGAGTTTGAACGCGCTATGGCGGAAGATCGGGATCGTGCGTCATTTAATGTGGTGCCTCAATACGAGTATTTTAGGACAAGCTGATGTCAAAGTTCGCCACCGGTAAAAACTCTTATGCCATTTCGGATCGGTCCGGTTTTCGTTACCGGTATAAAGATATGCGCAAAGAGTGGACCGGGGCTTTAGTTGGGCGCGATGAGTTTGAGCCAAAGCAGCCTCAATTGGGTCCTTTTCGTAAGGTCATTGATGCGCAGGCTTTGAAAGATGCTAGGCCCGACGTAAAAGCGGTGTTTGTGGTTTATGTGGGTATTCCAACAGTTGAAAATCCTGACATAAGGCCACCCTCTGCATTTGGTCAGGTAGGTTCAGTAACGGTGACAACATCATGAGTTTTACATACGCACAATTGAAACAAGCCATTCAGGATTACACGGAAAATGACGAAACCTCTTTCGTTACAAATATTCCTGTTTTCATACGTCAAGCAGAAGAACGTATCTTAAAAAGTGTTCAGTTAAGTTTGTTTCGTAAAAACTCAACTGCCAACGCTACTTTGAATAACAAGTACTTAGGGTGCCCCTCAGATTTTCTAGCACCCTTTTCACTAAGTCTGGAAGGTACAGATGGCGATAAATTCTTTATAGAATTTAAGGACCCCTCTTTTATTCAGACATTTACTCCGGATGAAACAACAACGGGTTCACCGCGATACTATGCTCAATTTGATGTGGATAATTTTATTTTAGGGCCAACACCTAACGACAACTTTACTGCGGAACTGCATTACTTTTACCGTCCGCAAAGTATTACTGCCGGAGCAGATAGTGGCACGACTTGGCTGAGTGTAAACGCGGAGATGTCCCTGCTTTATGGCTGCTTGATTGAGGCATATATTTACATGAAGGGCGAACAAGATGTTATGTCTATGTACAACACGCGCTTTCAGGAATCTTTAGTTGGTTTGAAAATGTTGGGAGAAGCAAAAGAAACCACTGATGAATATAGAACGGGTAAAGTAATAAGGGCGAAACAATAATGTTTACGGGATCAATGAGTATACCGCGTGAAGGCATGTTGGTAGATATAAATACCACTGAAAATAGAGGTTTTACACCAGAAGAGCTTGCTGCGCAGTGCACAAAGAAAATCATATCAGTTTCGGATAGAGCACTTCCGGGTTTAAGGGATCAAGCTCATGCGTTTTCAAACCACATTGAAAAGGTTATTGCTCATTATATGAAACAAGCTATTCGCAGTGACCGCACAACTGTGTATAATGCCATTAAAGATGCAGGGCATCCTGAACTGGCTGAACTCATAAGGAGACTTTAAAATGGCCTTTACTGGAAACTTTATGTGTACGTCTTTCAAGAAGGAATTGCTTGAGGCGAAACACGACTTCACAACTGGACAAGATGTATTCAAAATAGCGTTATATGACAACAACGCTTCGTTTACAGCGTCTACCACGGACTATACGGCGACAAACGAAGTAAGTAATTCTGGGTCATACAGCGCAGGCGGTGGAGCGTTGACAAACGTAACACCAACAACGAGTGGAACAACAGCGTACACAGACTTTGCTGATATCATTTTTACGTCTGCAACAATCACTGCGCGTGGCGCGTTGATTTACAACACACAAACAGGCGGCGGTACTAATACAACTAACACTGTTGTTGTTCTTGATTTTACTGCGGATAAGACTTCTACGTCTGGCGATTTTCAAATAAGTTTTCCTGACCCACCCGGGGCATCAAACGCTATTATTCGTATCGCCTAAAAATTTAGGAGATAATCGCGATGGCACTTGTTGTAAAAGATCGTGTAAAAGTAAGAAGTACAACAACTGGAACCGGAACCTTAACTTTAGGTACGGCTTTTGCAGGGTTTCAAACTTTTAATAATGCGTTGGGTGATGGGGACACCACCTACTATGGAATTTTTGAAAGCAGTACAGGTGAGTTCGAAGTAGGTATAGGGACCTTTACTTCTTCTGGAAACACGCTGTCCCGAGACACTGTTTTAGAGAGTTCTAATACGGGTGCAAAGGTTAATCTTACCGCAGATACAGAAGTCTTCATCACATATCCGGCGGAGAAATCTGTATACTTTGATGCCAACGGCGATGTAAACCTAACTCGCGATCCTCAGTCCGCATTACAAGCTGCGACAAAGCAGTATGTCGATACGATTGCAGCGGCGGGCTTGCATTATCATGCGCCTGTTCGAGTACAAACAACGGCTAATCTCACCGCAACTTATGACAACGGTTCTTCTGGTGTAGGCGCAACGCTTACAAACTCAGGAACGCAAGCGGCTATTTCTATTGATAACATTACACTTTCAAGTGCGGATCGCGTTCTTGTATCGGAGCAAACAAACGCCGCACACAATGGCGTTTACACAGTTACAAACGTAGGTTCGGCAAGTACCAACTGGGTTCTTACCCGCGCTACAGACGCGGATAGTTATGGTCCTTCTGATCCAGATGCGCTTGGCGAGGGTGACGCATTTTTTATTAAGGAAGGCGATACAAACGCAGGTCACTTAGATGTTATGACAACATCTGGTACAATTACGTTTGGCACAACTGATATTGTGTTTTCTGAAGTCGCAGAAACTACAGTTTACAGCGCAGGTAATGGTCTAAGTCTTTCTGGCACTGAGTTTAGCGTTGGTCAGGGTACGGGTATCACGGTTAGCGCAACGACTGTCAGCACAGTTCAGGATATTGCTACGACTGCCACGCCTCAGTTTGACGGCCTTACTACAACAGGCAACATCACCTTTGGCGACAACGACAAAGCCATCTTTGGTGCAGGGTCTGACCTACAGATTTACCATGATGGTAGTAATAGTGAAATTATAAATACGTCTTCTGGACACTTTTTATTAGGAAGTGCTTCTCGAATTATTTTAGCCAAAAATCCATTTGAATATATGGCTAACTTTCAATCTGATGGCGCAGCTACTTTATATTATGATAATTCAGCTAAATTTGCCACCACCTCTACAGGTGCTGATATTACAGGCACATTAACAACTGATGGGCTGACTGTAGAGGGTCAACTTCCTACTATTACTTTAACAGATTCTGATACTTCTGGTTTTAGAGTTATTGCATTGAATAACTCAAATGACATTGGCTCAGAAATAAGGGCATTTGGGAGTACATCTTCTAAGCTTAAATTTACAACACACGATGGAACATCAAATAAAGATAGAGTCCTTATTGAAGACAACGGCGACATCAGCTTCTACGAGGACACAGGCACAACTGTCAGGTTCTTCTGGGATGCGAGTACGGAGAACTTGGGTATAAGAACGGCTTCGCCTGTAACTCCACTGCACGTTAGTGGCGGTTCTGCTACACGGGCAGATATTCAAATCACAACAAGCGCAACAGGAGAAACGGCAGGGGATGGTTTCCAAATTGGCTACATTGATAGCCTTGGCGCATTTAACTGGAACTATGAAAACAGTGATTGGTATGTAGGTACAAACAATAATAGAAGGCTTACCATTAATGGCAGCGGACAGGTTGGGATTGGCACGAGTTCGCCTAGCAGCTATCATGCAAATGCAGACAATCTAGTAATTCAAGACTCAGGAAATGCGGGTATCACTATTGCTACAACTGACTCTGCATACTTTAGTCAGATAAACTTTGCGGATGGTACATCTGGAGCGCAAGCCTACACAGGTATTTTGCGTTATGCTCACTCTGACAACTCCTTGCGCATTATTGTCAATACTGGCGAAAAGATGCGCATCTCCTCTGGCGGTGTTCTTTCTGTCGGTAATACCGCACCGAAAACATGGAACTCCAATAGCACAGGCGTTATTCAGTTTGGCGGAGTAGGCGCACTTGAGAATTACAATGCGTCAGATGATCCTGTAATATTGTCAGCTAACCAGTACCGTGCTTCTGATGGTAACTTCAAATATATTGAAACCAACGAAGCCTCTAGGATTTCGCTATATGCAGGTGACGTTAAAGTCCAAACTGCGCCCAGTGGAACTGCCGACACAAATGCAACTTTTACAGAACGGTTGACGATCAAAAACACGGGTAATATCGGCATCGGCACAACCTCGCCTGTAGTTCCTCTCAACATAGAAGCAGCAGGTTCAACCAGCGCAGGGGAAAACACTCATTTACGAATTAACGATACCACTAACATGGCGGCGGGTGTTGGTGGGGTTATTCAGCTTTCTGGTGAGGCTGATTCGGGTGGTACTACGCAATACACTTTTGCCACAATTAAAGGCATTAAGGAAAATGGAACAACGGGCAACTATGATGGTGCGTTAACTTTTTCCACAAGAACAAACGGTGTTTCACCTGCGGCGGAGCACATGCGCATCACATCGTCAGGATCGGTCGGAATTGGGACGAGTTCGCCATCTACTACCCTTCATGTAAAAAGTTCAGGTTTTGGTGATCTTTACCAACTAATGCTTGATGACGGCAGTGGCAACGCAGGCTTAGAAATAGGGACGTATGGGTCTGTTGGACAAATAAGTGGCTCAACGGGGTTAGACTTTGAGCTTAATAAATCTTTAGCGATGCGCATTACAAGTGATGGTGAGGTTGCTATTAACAAAACCACCGTTCCTAATGACTCCGGTAGTGGTTACAAATCACTTCTTATTTCAAATGAGGCAACAAGTAAAAGCGCACGATTTGTTGCTATGGGAGCTGCATCTGCATACACAAGTTATTCAGCCCTTACATCAGGCACACATAATGGTACTACTTTTTACTCTCCTGCATTACTATACACGGATAGTCTAAGGTTTTTTTCTGCACCGTTAGATAACGAACCTGATGATACAAACTTAACAGAGCGTATGCGCATAAACAGTTCTGGCAATGTTGGAATTGGTACATCAAGTCCCGCATCTAAGTTAAATGTCTATTCAGGCACTGATCCTGCTATAATTGCTGCTTCTGATGATTGGGGTGAGCAACTAGAAATTCATCGTGCTAATAGTTCAGTTAACTGGCCTAGTATCAAGTTTACTAATAGCAGTGGAGAACTGGGTAGAGTTTTTGTTGATGCTTCCAACGACTATTTAATGTACGTCAAGGCAGGTGGCAGCAACTACGAAACTGTTTGGACAAATTTAACAGATGGCTCGGGCAGTGGTTTAGATGCTGATCTACTAGATGGCCTTCAGGCATCTCGCCTTGGCCCAACCTATGAAATACTTAATACAGGATCCTCTGCGCAATGGGTAAAACTTGGAAACTTTGCCGCAGCGCAAACGGGTATAAGTTGTTTAATAAATGTTGTTACCAACTCTGGCTACAACGCAAGCGACGCACAAAATTCGCAAACTGTAATTAGATTTAAAACGTCAAACAATAGCTCAAATCAATCAGGTTTTTATGGTGACGTTCAAGCATATAAAACAGGCCCGAATGCCTATCCAAGTATAGTTAGAGTAGTTCAGGTTAGTACAACCAGTTTTGATATATGGTGTTACTTTGGCACTTATACTGGTGATGGCAGCTTTTATACAGTTCATCAAACGGATGGCACTTGGACGCATTCCAATAGTTCGGGTACACCTTCTGGCACATATATTGATGCTACAATTAACACGATGTGGCACTCTGGAAATGACGGCTCTGGCAGTACGTTAGATGCCGACTTGTTAGATGGTGTTGAGGGTTCTAGTTACCTGAGAAGTGATGCTGACGATACATTTACTGGAACACTAACTATAACGGGTCAAGCTACTGCTTCTTCTTATTTTTCTACCGCTAACTATTACATCAATGACAGCATAATTCATAATGGGGATGGCGATACTTACATTAATTTTGGTACAGACACTATCACCCTTGCTACAGGTGGTTCGGCTGAAGTTACAATTAACACTACAGGTGTACGTCTAGGCGACACAGGCAACGGCTACTTCCAACCTGTCTCTGGTAACTACGGCTCTATTCAAATTGATGGCGGTGCGCATGGTGGTTGGGAAGGTTACTCTATAGGCGGTCTTGCTGTTTTTATGACAGACAGTTCAACCTATTTTGGATTGTATAACGAT